TCTTTATTAGTTATTAATGAATCATTTAATACCTGAGTCTTTCTTAAATCTGCATAGGTTACATTGCCATTGGCTGTAGATTCACCAATAGTAGACCAAAGTACATTGACAGTAAACTGATTAGCAGTAGCAGATAGTACTGTATGCAATCCCTCAAGTGCAGGATTATTTGTAGGACCTGTACCATCCTGAGTAATCACTACCTGGTCACCTGCAACGAATCCATGAGCTGTAAATGATATCCTCACATTACCACCGTTATCCTGTAAAGTTGTAATATAGTCTATATTATCTATATACTCATACCCTAAATCTACATCATATTGATACCATGATTCTGAGATGTCGTAAGGTGCAAATCCAGCAAAACCTGTCTCATTATAAGTCACCAACGACTGCATTAGCAGTGAGATATCCTGCTCACCATACCCTGTACTCCATGCAGGTAGCACTCTATATTGAGCTACTAAAGTAGCACTAGTATGAGAGCCTGTAGCAGGATAGATACTAAAGATGTATCTGAAGCCAGGCTCATTCTTATTAGTATTATCTATGATATACTTAATAGGATTATAAGCAGGCATCAGTTGCTGAGGCTGTGCTATGATTGTAGTGCTAGGCATCTATTTCTTTTTTTTGATTTCAGTATCAAAGTCATCCTTTAACTTCTTAACAAACTCTTTTTTATCCTCAGTTAAGAATGTGTTATCAAGTCCTGTAGATAAGAATTGTTTTTCAGTTAGCGTTCCATAATGGAATACTATTTTGTCATTGTTGTAAACTATAAAGTATCTCATATTCCTCCTCCGTCTATTATTGTCCAATTATAAAACAATACTGAATTTAGTATGTCTTTACCTGCTTGTCCTCCTGCTATAGTATATTGAGCTGTGCCAAAAGTTATACTACAGTCATTGACCACCCCTGAAGCACTCCACCCATTATAGATAGCATCCAAGTTAGTAGTAGAAAATGCAGTTGTAGCCGAATCCATAAAGTCTGTGAAATCTGTAACGCTTCCTACATCCCAAGTTCCTATGTTGAAATTAATTAAGGTGCAAAATTGAAACATAGCACCCATATATACAATACCTGAAGTATCCCACTCACCAATTCTGTTGATGTTAGTAAGAGATGTGCAGCCTCCAAACATATAAAATAAAGTAGTCAAACCTGTTAAATCAAGAACATCAGAAACTGTTGATAAATCTAAATTAGGACAGTCTCCAAAATAATATCCTAAATCATCCCCCAATTGTAACTGTCCCCAATGTACTACTGAAGTGATATAAGTTGAACCAAATATATTGGCAAAATTCCACCCATTAACAGTCCCATCTATTACTACTGTATATGTGCCTGCTGTAGCGTAAGTGTGTGTTCTATTATTATAACTATTACTATCTGTACTACCGTCTCCCCAATCTATAACGCCTGAGTAAGTACCTCCACCTGAATAAGGTAACTCTATACTTTCACTTGAGGCTGTAGTTGTCCATTCTGTAGTAAAGAAATTTTGTATTTGAACAGCATTAGATGTAGCAGGTGTTGAGCCTCCTGCATTCGTAGCTGTCACTACACAGGTAATAGATTGACCTGCATCAGCATTAACTAATGTATAAGTATTGGCATTCGTTCCTATGTTAGTAGCTCCCCTCTTCCATTGGTAAGCATAGCTAGTAGGTGAGTTAGTCCAAGTACCATTTGTAGTACTCAGTACATTACCTACTACAGCACTTCCTGTAACGTTAGGTAGTACAGTATTAACAGGTGCAGCAGGTGGACCTGATGTAATGGCTTGCCATGCCTCCATCCAATTACCATTGATAGTCACTGTTCCTCCTAACTCTAGCACTATATCTTGAAGATAGTCAGTAGATGTAGCAGGATTACCTCCTACCTCAACTAAGATATCTCTCATTAGGTCAGTAGAGGTAGCTAAGTTCACTCCATAGTAATCAGCTATGCCACTAAGATAGTTACCATTGATGGTAGTCACTCCTAGATTATCTGCTATTTCTTTTAATGTATCACTCATAACTATATTATAATTTAGTAGGTTTTTGTTTAGAACGAATAATAGGAGTCATCAGTATAATACTCCTGCCTGATGTAAGTAGTAGCGTATCTGATTGCATCCATAGCATCATCATACAGCTTCACTGGCTCATCCATTATCTGATCACCAATTTTCTTCCACTTATAATTCTCATACTCTTTCATTATCTGCTTATCCTCCTGACAAAATACTCCGAATGTCTTAATGTTATCTATGCCTTTCTTAACTACCTTGTTAGCATTATGCACATCATACCCTGCAGTATTCATCTCGGCTATTATCTCAGGTCTTGAGTAGTCTGCCATGATCTCTATATTCTTATCTACATTCAAGCTATCCATCCTCTCTATCAGCTGAGTAGTGGTAAGGTAGCTCTCATAGATAATCTTCTCAATGAAGATATCATTGTCACAGTAGTAGACTCTGACTAGAGCTGTAGGGTGATTGTATCCAAAGTCTAAGCCATAAACATACTTTACGAACTTAGTTGGTCTATGAGCTATAAATGTCCAATTAGAATAGATGTTACTCTTAGAGATAGCTTTCTCACCTAGAGCATATATCTGATACATTGCCTCATCAGTTCTCTTCAAGTCCTCTATCTGCTTTTTAATGCTATCAGGTAGGAATGGATTATCCCTGTAGGTAGACTTAATCAGTATGCTCTCCTCAGTTGGTAGGTCATAGAGCCAGGAGGATGACTCAGAGGGATTGTAATCAAAGATTAGCTTATCTTCTGTTCTCATATTCAGCTGAGTAAAGTCATCATAAAATAACTCATTAGCCTCATTACACCATGCCACATCTCTCTTTCTACCTCTTATCTTCTGCTCATCATCTACACTAAAGAACTCTACTATAGATCCATTAGGGAATGAGTAGATATGCTCTGACTTGTTATGATTGGTCACCTCATAGATGTCCATGCTCTTCATGATCTCTAGAAAGTCCCTCATCACTGTAGCTCTGAGTGCAGGGAATGTCTTTCTAATGATTGACACTACCTTGTTCTTATTCTGATAGCAATATACTATTAGCATCTGACAAAGGCTGTAGGTCTTAGAGCTTCTACTCCCACCCTCATTGATAATGAATCTTAGTGCAGGATCAGTGAGAGCTGCATAGTTCTTTTCAAATATAACGGTACTATCTATCTCCATTGGCATAAGCATAAGCATAGGCTAACATCTCCATCTGCCTAGCATCACTGATAATTGCTATCCTGTTTATCTTTATAGCTACCCCTTTCTTAGAATAGATGTAAGCCTCAACAGCTAAGCACATCATCTCAATCCTTTGCACTAGTGATGATATTAACTTTGATTTCAGAGATATCCTTACCATTGGTAGTGATGTCTGATTTCTCGGTTAGGTTGTTTAGTCTCTGAGTGATGGATGGATTGTATTGACCAACCATGCCACCCTGTATCTGATCATTTCTGATTTCTCTCTTTATATGTGAACAGACTGTCCCATAGTCAGAATATCTATTATCAGTATTATCTAAATAATGGTGAACATCTGAGTAGTTATTATAGCAGAATACTTGAAAGCCATCTAATGTTAAAGGTACTCTCAAAGGCTCTGCCACCATCTCTGCAGTCTTTTGTGATAGCACCCATTTATGTCTAGGATTAGCTAGAGTATAAGCTCTATACTCCTCAAATATCTCCATGAGCTTCTCAGGAGTCTCTATTAATTTTGTTCTACCCATTTCCTTGTCTATTGTATTGCTTAGTATAATTCTTACTTGACTTCAGCTTAGAGGTCTTACTCTTAGCATGAACACCTGGTCTCTTTACCTTAGGCTTTCTGCAGAATGATATGCTACTCTGCTTCTGTGCCATCCTCCTCAGTTACTTCAGTCTTAGGCTCAGGGATTGGTCCTTTGACTGCTTTATACTTCACTACTTTAGGCTCAGATACTGTTGGCTCTTCAAACATATAGCCTAGGCCTATAGACTCACAAAAAGTGTAATTCTCAGTTGAGACATTTACATTATTACCTTTATGAGATACTTTTACTCCAATAAATTCATTTTTAATTTTCATCTCTTAGTTGTTTTAAATCGTTTTTAATCTCTTGTATCCAATAATGAGCAGATGTTACAGGAATCTTAAAGTATTCTGCCATTGCTCTAGCTGTACTGTATCCTTTGTCAAAGTAACATTGGAACACTATCAGCTTAATCCTATCTGTTATCCTCCCTCTATAAGTCTCAATCACTGCCATGTTATTCTGATACTGCATATCATCTCGTATCTTATCCCATAGATCCGTATCATCATCCATCACTATCGGCATAGTACTATCAGTAGCTGTCACTCTCTCCTGTCTATTAGTTAGTGATGTACTCCATAGTATTTGCATCTTAATAGTGTTTAATAGATATGCTTTCACCTTACCAGGATCAGTCACCTCTATATCTATATTACATAAATATAAAAAAGAGTTATTTATTACAGCATCAGCAGATATTGTAGATTTCATTCTTACTAGAAAATAGTTAGTGTATTTCCTTATCTCTTTGTAGTGAGCTGATATGTAGTTATCAAGTATAGGTCTCATACCATTGCTTGAAATCCTTAAGCCATATCTTTCTCCTCACACTACCGCAGAAACATTCCTTTTCATAACTAACTAGCCTATCTTTAATAGCTTTGAGTTTTAATAAGTGAGTCTTATAGGATTGCTCTTTCTCAGGCAGATTGAATACCTGTTGTATTATTACTTGCTCAGCTTCTGTAAACATTCCTGTAATATAAACGATAGTAATGCTACAATAGTTGCTTCAATAAAGGACCAGGTGCAGATTAATGTTAGCCAAAAAGATATGCATTTAATACAGGTAGCAGAGGAATGCAGATACATTGCTAGAATGCTAGGCTTAAATTTGCTAAAGATTGAGTCAATCAGTAGCTGTAATGGCTCAAAGTTTACTATAAACCATGATATTGCGATATAGGTTAGTATGTTCATTTGCCAAAAATAACAAAGGCAGCCATAAGACTGCCTAAAAGTTATTAGTTTTTAAGATAATTTTTCCACCATTTGAGATAGAACTGCTCATTAACAGCCTTTCCATTGGTGAATCTCCAAATACTACAGTAAGAGACTCCGATATCCTCAGCATAATGACTGAGCTTATATCTTTGGGTGAGCTTAGACTTGGTCTCTTTAATCATAAAGTCTTTTAGGCTCTGCCCCTTAGAAAGGGAGATCATCTGCAGGATTATCAGGTACATGAGCAGGAGCTACTGCAGCTGCAGTTAATAGATCTATCTTCCATAACTCTAATGAGTTGAAATGCTTATCCTGCCATTCTCTACCTCTCAGATTGAATGATGCCTCCACCTCTTCACCTACTCTACAGCCATCTAGTAGAGATGTCTTATCTCCTGTAGCCTGTAGGGTGATGTATTGAGGATATTTGCCATCCTCTACTGTTATTACTACTTCTCTCTTAGAGAACTTCTCAGTCACCTGTACGGTATCACCTATCACTTTGATAAGTCCTTTAACTTTGTACTCATTCATATTATTGTTGTTATTAAATTATACATACCTAGTATTATCAATCCATATATTATCAGCATTAGGATCATTGCCATTGTTTTTTCGGTCATACTACTTTATCAGGGAATGGATTGTCAAGTCTCATTTTTGCTACTTCAATCTCTGCTCTTGTTGTTAGAGCTTTTGCATACTCATCAGCCATAAGAGCTACAGTTGAGTGAGGATGTACGTACTCAGCTGCATAGCCATTTCCGATTGCTGATAGCAGTCCTTGCATTGCTGCAATCATTGCTTGTTGGTAAAATTCTTTTTCTGTCATCTTATTTATTATTTAATATTCGTTAAAGGTTTCATTTTCATGGTCAATATACATTCTCATGTATTGTTTTGCCAAAATAAAAATTTTTTTTGGTGATAGTGTTGGGTTAGCTATTATCAAAGCATTAATGATTGGTATCATTCTATTTGAATATTTAACCTCTTCGTGATCATAGTCAGCCATCTTATTTATTATTTAATTGATTAATATACTTAACATAGTACTCAGTGCAGTGATGCAACCTTTCCTTTATCTCCTCCTCAAGCTCAATGTCTCTAGTAAAGAGTAGAGTGGTGATTCTCTTCTCAGGAGCTATGTGATCTACCTGATGGAGTGATAAGTTCTCCCATTCATTGAGTAGAGATGGGTGAGTAGAGACCATGCAATAGCATAGAGTAGCATAGTTCTTATTATATAACATCATGTAAGCTCTTAGCTGCCACTCATAATCTTTATTTATACCCTCTTCTGAGGTAGCAGGGAACGTTTCTAAGGACCATGAGGTCTTTATATCTACTATTTGGTCATCTAGAACTATATCAGCCTCTCCTGTGAGCCATTCGTTGTTTAGTCTCTCAGTGTTTTTAGAGTAGTTGCTGAACATTACAGAGTTGAATAGAGCTATAGAATCATTCTCCTGTAGATTACCCTTATTGATATACTTATTATTCAGCTCTACATTATAACCGTAGAAATCTTGTTTAGCTACTGCTCTAATGTAGCTCTTAGTAGTTTCAGATAGCACCTCAGACTTAGTCCGAGATGCTGTCATTAGTTTTCCTAGTGAAGATGGATGCCATTTCATAATAACATAAGTGCTTTATTCTGTAAATCAGTTAGCTCAAAGGTCTCTCTTAGCTTAGGGATAGTAAACTTACCATCCTGAATAGATACAAGTGCCTCCTCAAATCTTTCTTTAGATAGTCCAGGCTTAGCTGCCTTAACAGGTACACTAGCTAGATTAGCATCATCATCTACTGACTGTAGGCATAAGATACTGCTCAGAGTATATCTGCGATAGTAAGTCACTGCAGATCCTACTTGCTGGGGATTAAGTCCAGCAGGTAATTCCATACATGACTCAATAGACTCATTAGAATCTATACAGATTATCTGAGTGCATACACTATTGCCTTGAATAGGTTGCAGTAATAGTAGACCATTCTCTAATAAGATAGGCTCTACTGCTTCAGTGATTGCATTGATGTCAGAGTATGACTTTTTAAAGTGTGGATTGGTAGCATTCTTAGCTACTTTGCCGATTGACTGCTTAGCCTTGTGGAGCTTCTGATGCAGAGTTAGTACAGGTGCTGGTACTACAGCTTTTGTTTTTGTTTCCATGTGTATAAATTTAAATTATTTCAACAAAGATAATCAATTATTTTATATCTGCAAGGAAATTACAATAAAATATCATAAATTCATCAAAATTTCTTGCAATAAAGTATGTACCTCCTGCAGCTTCTACTGATTCCTGATACCTCTTCTGCACTTCTGACTGCTTATCCTTACCATATTTCACCTCAATCTTAACTGACCTACCTCTAATGGTGGCAGAAATATCAGCTGAGCCTTTTGTACCTGTGCTAGGAGTATAAGTGCCTTTGAGCTGTCTAGTATTTTCACCTACCTGTATCTTCTTACCCTCTCTATAAACTCCCATTGTATTAATCCTCTCAGCTTGAAAGCCTGAATAGGTTAGAAAGTGAATGATACATTTAGTCAGAGCATTGGCAGAGTTATCATTCCAATCTGATGCCGTTATGTAGGGCATGGTGGGGTGCTTAAGTGTGAGGTAGTTAATCTCTAAGGCTTTGAGTAGTGTTTTGTTTTCTTTGTTCATTGATTGTATTGTTTATTATAAGAGTAATTATTATCTATAGATAAATGTAAATTAATTAGTTTTACTTCATCCTCTTTATTATCTGATAATTTTAATACAGTAAATGGAATGTTATTGTCTATATGATATTGTTTAATTTCTACAAATTCTAAATTAGATTTTCCTTTTTGTAAATGTTCCCAAATTCTTTTTACTATATTTTTTGACTTTCCAATATACCATGTATTATTATCAAATATAATTTTATAAACTCCAGCTTGTTCTAGTAAAGCAAAATGAAATTGAATGTTTAGATAATAATCTACTAATGGCATCTGCTCCTTAGTTATATAATATCCTGAATCTTTACCTAAAATTAAATTCATAATATGTCTTTTTAAAAGTAATGTACTATCTATCATATATTCATAGCTTTAATTGTTAATTCATCCCATATATCTAGCTCTTTTACCTCCGGTACAAATGATAATCTAGTACTGCCTCCATTCCTATTGGTAGAGCAGATATATCCTTTGTATTCGCAGTACTTTTTAAAGTTAATTGTGATGCTGTTCTGTGTTATATAGTTCTTTTTATCAGGGAATGCATTACAGAATGAATCGTATAACTGTTCTTTTACTGAGTAGTAAGTATCCTCTTTTAGATCCTCAAAGAAATAGTACATCTCACTGCTAATCTCATCTAATATCTTTCTAAAGTTTAGATTTATAGTAGGCATCTCAATTAATCCTATATTAAGATATATTTGTATGCATTCCTGGCAGTAATTGTCAAAGGCTGCCCATTGATCATCATCCCAATCAACGAACAGCTCATGACCAAATAGATCTACAGGAGTAAACTTATCATTGAATGTCTTAGCCATCTCCACCTCATACTTTCTAGCATTGAAAGATGCACCATTGCCTGAGATAGTATAGTTGGTAGTAATGATAATCTTAGGGCTGTTAGTTACATCTAATTTAATAGAATCCTTACCTTTGTATTCAATAGTAATACCCTCAGTAATAACACTGAATAAGCTCTCAAAGTTAAATTTCTTTTTAACATCATCAAATACTAATATTTGGCAGTCAGTAGATACATTCTGATAGGGGAATTTATTTTGAAAGTCAAACAACTTACCATCTAAGCTCTGCACTTTCTTAAGATGTCCCATTGCATTCCAAAACAATCCCTTTCCACTTCTACCATTAGGCACATCAGAGATAGCCTCATCATTAAAGATAATAGCTTTGTTGTTACTTCTATCTTTATAGCTGTGCAAGAGGTATCCGATTACAGTCTGAAATGCTTTGTACTTACTTTTATCTTTACCTGCTATGTTCCATATAAAAGTTCTAAATTCTGAGCTGTGGTGATCTGTTTTCTTAAAGTCTCTATTGATGACCTGGTCTCTCCAAATAGATAGATCCATATCAGCATAAGATAGTACCTCTTTTTTATCTTTAGATACCTTTACTATGCAATTAGTATAGAATAGATATGCACTATCTTTGTCATCTTTCAATAGACTTACATTCTTACTAGTCAATATCCCTAAAAATTCTCTCTTAAAAAACTTAAGATTGCCACTCATCAGGTTATAAACTCCCTCAGGCTTATCATTAGATGTTATGTAATCTAGTACAAAGTCTTTAACATCTTTCTCATATACCTCATTTAAAAATATACCCTCTTTCTTAATCATTTGAAATGTGCCATTTTTTTCAGGTGAATGCTTAAAGAAATCATTGTTATCTAGGAATGTTTTAAACTTAAAGTTGTTGAGATTGTAAGCTCCATTCTGAGTAGTGGACCAAAAGTCATCATCTACCATCTTAAACTTCTTTTTTAATGCCTCTTTAGCAGCATTCCAATCTCCATTATGCTTGACTAAAGTATAGATATTAAATGGTGAATAAGATTGCTTAGATTCAAATGGCTTTATAGCTCCTCCATCTTCACTAAATATATAAAACATATTATTTTGAAAGCCAAAAGTAGCAGAGAATCCATCTTTTATATCTTTGTTAGGTCTAGTCCAATACTCTGAGCCATCCTTTCTCTTATTGCAGAACTGCCAACCTATCCCCTTAAGCAGCTCCTTAGCCTCTTCTCCATTCTCTAGGTTATATTTACCATCAGGAGTAGTATCTTTCCAGGTCTCTGCCCACTTTCTATCAGATGTATCTTTGTGAGGTAGACTAATAGTGTGATGCTGATTGTAAGATGTGATTAAATCAAAGACATTATTAATATCATCATCAAAATAGCTCAGCTTTATGTACTCCTCACCACCGATATGACTATATCCACTAGATGGATAGCAGGCACAGTACTGACCATTGCCTCTCATCTCTACCATTGTAGCTCCTGTAGGATATTTAGCAAATACTCTACCATTAAACTTCTCTTTTGATCTAAAGTAAACATGATATCCACCTCCTGCTGTAGTGTAACAGGATAGCATCCCATCTTTGATTAGCATCTTAATGGATGGCACACTAATAAAGTCATCAAATGTATCTTTAATAGGCTCACCATTATGGCAGTCAAAGTCAATGCAATAAAACTCACTAACTAATCCACAGGCTATCCCTATTTTCTCAGCTTTTAAGAATCTACTATCTACATCTGTAATAGTTTCATATAGAAAATTATGACCTGCTTCAAGCATTGGAGCTTTACTGTTCCAAAGTGGTAGAGGATTCAATCCCTCTGCTATTAATTCATTAGCTACATCTATTAGATTCATAATTTATATAAAAAAGAGAGTCCCCCTAAGCGAACAGCCAAGTTGATAGGGGGATTTAT